ATTTAAATTTTGGATTTGTAAATAATAATGATAATGAATATTATAATTTTATTGCAATACCATATAAAGCATTAAATACACCCGCATTTAATTTTGAAAATAAAAGTTTTAGTAATTTTTCCGATATATATCTTAAATTTTCACTTACATATATTTCTTATTTACATTCATTTAATGATATACAAATTAAAACATATCATAATGATATATTAAGTAGTTATTTTAATGATATATTAATATTTAAAGAGAATATAAATAATATTGATACTGATTCTAAATTAAAATTAATTAATTTGTATTCAATATTTAGATTGGAAAATGAAGAGGAGATATTATTATCAAAGAAAAAAATATTATATCCAGTAGAATTAAAAGATGATATAAATTTAGATAATATATTATATATAGAATTTGCTAAAAATATTTCTTTACATTTTTGTTTAAAATATATTAAAATAATTGAAGAAAATTATAATATTAATTTCTCTGATATTTTATTTATTAATACTAATTATATTGGTTTTACAGGAACACCTGATTTATATAATCCATATATTTATTTAAATTCCGATGAATCTATTAAATTTTTTAATATACTTTCTAATAATGATGATAAAGCTAAAATATATCTTGGTTTAACTAATAATTTTACTACATCTAATTTATATTTAATTAATCAAAATTTTATTGATGATCTTTCTTTAAATTTTAATATATTAGAAAATTATAATACTTTAATTGATGTTGCCGCTATTTTTGTTAAATATTCATCGTATGATGTTGTTAAAATATTAAAACAATTTATTACAAAATATTACATTATATTTATTGATAATGAACATAATTATAAATATATAGTAAAAGATGATGATGATAATTATATATATGATTTCAATGAAAATATAGATATAAATGAAAGATTTATATTTTTTGATCAATCACATATTACTGGACACGATTTTAAATTATCATCAAATGCAAGAGGATTAATTACATTTAATATAAAAAGTAATTTTAGAGATATTTCACAAGGAGCATTTAGATTAAGAAAATTAATATATGGTCAAAAAATAGATTATTTAACTATTAAAAATTCAGTATATAATATATTGTTTAATATTAATGATGATACAAATAATATTATTCTGGATAATACAAATTTTATAGTTTTAATTAAATTATTTTTATTAAATAATAAATTTATCAAATATGAACAAAAAGTAGCTGGTTCTATTCTTGATATGTCAAGTTTTTTAAAAAATATTGATATTAATAATTTTACAATAAAAACAGATAATTTTATTATTTCTAATTCTTCTGAAATTCATTTAACTAATACTGATTTTATTAAAAATAATTATATTAATAAAATTTATCAAATTAATACAAATAATTCAAGTAATTTTATTTGTAGATACAATAAATATAATAATTTATTTAATAAATTTACTTCTAAATATCATTCACTTAATTTATCTAATAATATTCAAGAACAAATTTCCGAAAATATTTCTCAAAATCAATTTATTAATCTTAATTTCAAACAATCTAAAAGAGAAATAGTTCATTCTAATTCACCCGATCTAATTTGTAATTATACCAATGTTTTTAATAATTTTTCTAATTACAATAATTATATTAATTATCTATTTAATAATCAACTTCTTCTTATTCTATATCACGAAAATTCTAATATTTTTAATTTTATTAATACCGACTTTATACATCATAATTTATTTTCTTGTTTAACTATTAATAATCCACGCTATCCTTTACATATTTTTAATTCTTTCGGCAATTTAATATTCTCTAATATCACAGATTTAAATAAATCTCATATTTCACATCTTTCTAATATCGTTTTTTATCAAAATTTACTTATTATCTCTTTATGTCTTCATCTATCTTTACCTGTTATTAACTTTAAATTTATTATGAATATCTTTAATTCTCCCACAATTAATATACTAGCCATTATATTTTCTGCAAAAACTAAATTATTCACTCTTAATATTAATCTTTCTAATGATAATATTATTGATATTTTTAGATCTTCTCTTCTTCCTTCTTATCTTTTATCTGGTGGTATGACTTCTGATGAAGATTATTATAATCCATATAAAATTGATAATAATAATAATATTTATTATATATTTAATGATTCTTATAATTTATCTGGTGAAAAATTATATGAAAATCATGAAGATTTTTCTGGTGATAAATATACAAAAAATCAAATATTAAATTTATATCCTGGTATAGTACTTATTTCTTCTGATGATAATAATGAAATATATTTATATAATACTCAACATATTTTTTTTATTAATAATGTAGAATCAGAATCAGAACCAGAACCAGAACCAGAACCAGATTCTGAATCACTACCAGATTTAATTCCAGAATATGATTCAGAATCAGAACCAGAATCAGAATCAGAACCAGAATCAGAATTAGAATTAGAATCAGAATCAGAATCAGAATCAGAACCAGAATTAGAATTAGAATCAGAATTAGAAGAAGATGATGAAAAATATATAATAATAGATGTGGAGGATGTAGAATTAAAAAAATTATTAAAAGAGAAGAGGATAAAAAAGGTGAAAATAGACAAATTAATGATAAAAGAGGAAGGGAATGGAGAAAAGGTGGTAAGAAATATATTAAAATATTTTGAGATATTAGTGTTAATAGAATTTAACGAGGAAATGTTAAAAAATTTCATAAATAAATTATTAACAAATACGTGTTTTGTGGTAGAAACAAAAGAGAAAATATTTGAATTAAATAATTTAGATTATGATATAAATGAACAAATTTTATTATATATATTATTTAATGAATATATAATAAAAAATGAAAATAATCACATTTCAATAATATGTAATTATGATATTTTACATCCAATATTAAAATATTTTTCTAATAATATAATTTTAAATTTAAAAAATCAACAAATTAATTGTAAATATCCAAAAATAATATTTACATCTGAAAATACTAATATTATGTATAATCATATTATTGAAATCATTAATTATGAATTTTCTGAATTCTCTCGTTTATTTAATTTAGATAACATAAAAAAATTATTTAATTTTCAAGAATAATTCTTGTAAATAGTACTAACAATTAGCCAAAACAACGCAGTCGTAAAAACAGAACCAATAAAATTCCAAAACCACCTCTTATTACTAGCTTCTGCTTTAACCCTTTTGTCTCTCGTACAATACAAAATTGTAACCAAAATTGGTCCAGCAAAACACATCAAAACAATAACCATAAGATAAGTAAGCATCCAAAAAACATTATTCATAACATCTTCCATCAGTCTAATAATATTCGTGTTTCTTGACTTCTTATTTCTCGTTTGTGTTGTTTGAATAATTTGCTTTTCTTGAATAATTTGTGGCTTTTCCTCTTGCTTCCCATCATCAAATTTATCATCATCCAAAGGAACAATATCCATAGTCTTGGAATGTCCAATAGATGAATCAATAGGAACAACCACAGACATCATATACTTTAGTTCTTTCTTTTTTACTATAATCCTTTATTAGATATCCAAATATTTAAAAAATTCAATTTTTTTTTTATAATAAAATTTTAACTTTTTGAAATGTCAACAACTCTTTATTAGAAAAATTGCCAACAATTGATGGCAGGCGGATGCGAACCGCTCAATGACCACGAGGCAGTGGCTTCTGGACCTCGAACTTCACCCGCAACTGCAGATAGAAATCCTTGGTCATAGCGAGTCCATCTCTCGCTGCATCCGCTTGCACAATCGCCACCTCTTGCTTGTCCTCGGGGGCGCCCATCTTTTCCAGACGGCGAACACGTGCGTCCATCCTCTCCGCATAAAGGATAGCAGGAACCAGAACGAAATCACGATAGGCATTCACCACGCCCACCGGAACACGAACACCGTCCTTCAAGAAGGTATGCCAACCCGCCTCTCCCTCTTGCACGGCTTCTGCCGAACAGTAGGGTGCCAAGGCTTGGATCAGGTACGCTTCCTCGTCAAATGCTTCAGCAGACATTTTTGAATATTACTATAAATATAATATATAGCTATTTAATATATTAAAATATTCAATTTTTTATAAATAAAGAATTAAAAACAAGCCATTTGATGAATTCTTTCTGTTTGTGATTGTTCATAAATATTCTTCAGAATTTTAAGATCATTCATAAATCTAATTTGTTGTTCTTTCAAAAAATGAATATTTGCCATTCTTTCTTGAGACTTTGGATCAGTAGCAATATCAAGTGAATTCTTTTCAGTAATATAACCATAACAGATAAGATCAGTCATTTGAGAATGTGAGAGGTCAGTAATAGTATCAAGATACTTGTGAAATCTGTTCTTAAAATAGTTAATCTTTTCAATACATAGATCAGTAGTTCTAATGTATTTTTCCAAATTGAAATGTTTGGTTAGATTACCACGAATAAGATTATAAACAAGGAAATCATCCAAACAAAGTCCCTCACTGGTAACAAGCATTATAGATATTTAATAGTAGTTAATTAATAATAAATGATATAAAGGTTCAAAATAAATAAAAATGCAATTTTTTGCAATAAAAAAAATTGAAAAATAATATATATTGAATATATATTATATAAAATATAAAATGAACAACTATTTGAAGACTATTAATAAATTTAAGCAAATTTTTAATTCTGATATTGAAATTGAAAATTTTACATATCTTTATGATAAAGAAAGTGTAGAATTTATTATTAATAAAATTAATTATCATAATATTTTTAATCCATTTATTAATCTTATTTATTCTATTTTTAATATTATTTTGGATAAAAATACAATTAATTATGATACTTTTGATTTGTTTTTTAATAATTTATATGCTTGCGAACTTTCTTCATTCATCAATACATAAGTTACACTCAAATTCTGAATTAATCATTTCCTCACACGCTTTATAAATTCGTGTAAAAGCACAATATAATCTTGATAATGGACATAATATTTTTCTTAATTCTGAAGATATTAATAATTTATTAATAAAAATTAATATTAATTCTATATCCGTTTTACTTATTTCTTGTGCTGTAGAAGAAGCAGAAGCAGCAGAAGCAGCAGAAGCAGCAGAAGCAGAAGCAGAAGCAGCGGCAGAAGCAGAAGAAGATGATTGTTGTAAATTTAAGTATTCAATTAGTTCACTCATTTTTGTAAATGTTGTTGAATACTTGGTTAATAATTTAATTATATCTAAATATACATCTTTTGCAAGCCTTGTATTTTGTATAATTAATTTTATTAATTCAATATAGTCATTAATAGTAGAATTATTAATAATATTATAATCATCATCAATATTATATTCTTCTCTGGTATTAAATTTATAATCTTCTCTTATATTATTTGGATTAGGTCTAAAATTATAAGTTTCATAAATTGATTTTTTACTTGTTAATAATCTATAAAATAATGCTCTATATTGTTTATCAGTATCAGTATGTTTAAATAAAGCATCATCTTCTAAAATTAAGTATTGTGCATTAAAATATTTTGATATACACATATAAATACTCATTAATTCTCCTAATCTATAATCCTTATTACCACGAACAAAACTTAATTTAGATACTAAATAAGTTGAACCATCTGCACGAGATTTATCATAAAAATCAAATACAAGTAAATTATTATCACATCAGTCAGTAGGATTATCTTCTCTCGTTGACGTTATATTTTTATAACTTATAAATCTTTTATATCCGGATGGAGATTCTGTAAATTTAAATTTTAAATTGTTTTCACGTGATTGATATTTATAATTAAAATTAACACTATCTACATTAATTACTAAAGAATCTAAATTTAATTTAGGAACTATGTAAGTTTTTAAAAAATTTATTGGATAATCTGTACCACCCAATTGCGATTTTTTAATGATAAATATTTATTTTTATATTTTAAATATTTTTTTTGATAATTCATATATATATATATATAATAAAAAATAAAATTTGTGAAATTGTCAATATAGTTTTTTACTTTATATTAAAACAAATTTAAGCTATATAAAAAATTTTTAAATTAATAATTGATATATTAGTTAGATTACCAAGTGAATTTTTTAATTTCAGTACCACATTTAGTAATAATAGTTTCACCATCTTTTGAAAAAACGATATTATTAATAAAATATTTATAAGCGACATAATTAAAAACGATATAATTATTATTATAATTTGGATCTATAATATTATAACTAAATTCTGTTTCTATTTTTTTTAAAAAAGAAAAAATAATATCAATATTACCACCAAAACAACTGGTTATAATATTATTATTAGAAATATCTGAAAAATTATCTAATTTACCATATGTTTTTAAAATTCTATCTTTAATATAATAATGATTAAAATCTCTTTTTCTATCATATGAAACATATAAATTTTCTGTAGTAAATAATTTAAATGGATCATGATTAATTTCCTCATCAAATAAATCAATTAATAGAACTTTTTCATATAATAATTTATTTTCGATAATATAATCTAAATATATTAAAAATCGAATATCATTCATACTTGATAAATTAAAACATTTTATTTTTTCTAATATTGGCATAAATAATATAAATTTTACATTTTCATTACTATATTTATTTATAAATTCTTCACTTAAATTATCATAAAATATTATTAAATTTAAATTATTTTTTATAACTGAATTATATAATTTACTTATTTTATTAAAATTATCACATTCTATATATTTATTTCTTTGTGGATCTTTATATGTTGTATAATATATTGATAATATTACATTTTTTTTTATATTTCCATTAAATTCTTTATAATTTCGCTGAATATTATTTGATTTTAGCCAAAATCTACCAATATCATTTACATATGAATAATTATTTTTTTTATAAAATAAATCTATACCTCTTCTTATAAATTTTATTCCTTCTAAATTTTTAAAATTTTCATAATTTATTAAATTAATATTTTTATATTCTTTATTTTCTATATAATTATATGTATTTATTAAAATATATGTATTTGAAATATCAATTTTTAAATATGTTTCTTCATAAATAAATTTATTAATATCTATATTTTTTTTACAAATATTATTATATTCCTCATTTGATAATAAATTTAAATAATTTATTTTATCTGTTTTTATTAAATGTCTATAAACATGTCTAGAAATATTTTCAGGATTTATCGTTTTTTTTAATAATAATGCAATTTCATAATATTTTTTAAATAAAACATAATCCATCATAAATGGAGGAAAAGAACCTATTTTATTATAATTTAATTGAAATAGTATATTTGTATTATTTTTAAAAATATTATTTACTAATTCATTTATATTAAAATTTTCAGTAAATATCCAATCATCTTCTAACCATAAAATAATATCTCCTTCCTTTATTATATTTTTTATTTTTTTTAATAATACATAATAAGCTTGCACAAATGATGGATTTTTTGATATAATTATTTCATATTTTATATTTTTTAATAAATTTTTAAAATTTTCATTTGTATCTTTTACATTATCATAACATACATCTGGATTATCTATATTTATAAACCAATTTATTTCATAATTTTCTATATTTTTTAATTTATTAATATAATTATTAAATGCCTGATTATGTATTTCTATTCTACAAATTGCAGTTGTACATATTATTAATTTATTCATTATAATTTATTTTATATAATTTATTTTTTATTTTTACTTATTTAATCTTTCATAAATAATATTAATCAAATTATTATTATTATAAGCACAAGCAATATCATATGCTGATTGTTTGTGTATATTTTTTAAATTAATATTTTCAGTAGTCATTTTATCAAGAGTTAAATTAATAATTTCAATATTATTATAATTAGTTTTAGCATAAAAATGTAATATAGTTTCATAGTAATATCCTGTTTTATTTATAATAATATTATCAGTATTTATAAGTAATAATTTAATAATATTATTTATAATATTGGTAATATTTTTATTTGAATAATAAAATTTGTAATAATTAAGAATATTAAAAAGAATAGTAATTATTAGAGAGTAATTATTATCAATATAATTATTATCATAAAGTTTATTTAATAATTTAATATCTGATTTGAGTAAAATATTATAAATTAATATAATAATTTTTGAATTATTTTTAATATTATCATTTTGAACTAACAAATAAATAATAAGTTCTTTATTATTATTTTTAATATTATAATTAGTAAATTTATCATTATTAATTATTAATTCAGCAATATCTAATTTATTAAATAATAAAGCATTATGTAAAATAGTATTTTTATTATTATCTACTTGATTTATAATTTCTGTATTAATATTTTCTAATAAAAATTTAAAAATCTTGATAATTTCTGGATTATTATAATTTTTATTAGAATGAATAATAAGTAAATCTAATAATGATAAATTTTGAATATTTCTTATATTTATATTTTCTAATAATATTTTTTCATTAACAAAATCTAATAATAAATTTTCTTTAATAATTTGTTGATCATTATAATAAGAACTAAATTTTTGTAATATAATATCAATAAAATCAAATTTATTTTTATTATTTTTAAATATTTGAGTATTAAATTCTTTAACTATAATATATTCTATAAAATCTGGTATATTAAGCCATTTATCATTGGTATAAAGTGAAATATTATTAGTTATAAGAATTCTAACACTTGAAAATATATTATTAAAATCTGGAATATTCTGATAATTACACGAAATAAATACATTCGGGAAATCTTCCGGAATAATTATATTTTCTATTTCTTTTTCAAAATTTTTATGAATATCAATGTATAATTTAGATATTTCTAAAGGAGACAAATTTAAAGTTATGTATTGATTATTAATTAACATTTTAATATAATAAGTATTTATAATATTAAAAAATCAAATTTTATCAAGATTATAAAATAAAAATAAATTATAATAATAATATATATGGAAAAATTACTAATAATAATTCCTGGTTTTGGATTACCAAATATTGAATTAAAAAAAAAATTAATTCATAAAAATATAGATATTATAAAAAAAACTTATAAAGGTGAAATAGAATTATATATTTTTAATTATTCATTTATTGATAGTGAATTACAATCTGATAATAAAATTAAAATTAATTCTATTAATGAAAAAGGTATTGTTGGACAATTTATATATAAACATTTTAATAGTAATAATATTAAAAATTATA